CTATCCCACGTTTGGACTGGGCAAGTTTCGGTTGGTCTCATCGAATTCGGGGCTTGTCTGGCCAATCTCGGGCGCTATCTCACCGCTGACCATCCACCACCGATAGCTCGGATACAAAGCACCTAACGCTTCAATCTCGTCCGTACTGATCCGCACATCCTTGTTGTAGAGCACCGTTCTCCATCGATTCGAGCCAATCGGCGTCTCTCTCACGAGCCGATCCATGCCAGCCATAGAGGCAACCGTTCTAACGCGCTCGTTTATCGTGCCCATTTCGTATAAGTATCTTGATCAAATAGTTTGAATTTTGAGAAAGTAATTCATATCCTTTGCTCAAATATTTTGACTCAAGTATCTGAGTCGAACGTTTGGACGAGTATAGGGCAAAAGCTATGGAACAGTCTGGTGTAGTGGGGCTTTCGGTTTCGGGAGACGCCCAACGCGTAACGGATTTCCGCGACGCACCGTTCTGCACGAAATACGTGCTGGCTCAGCTCCTGGGTATGGAGCAAATCACCGAAGACGTTGTGCGCGGCTGGATCGAAAGCCACGCCCTGCCGACCGTGAAAATCGGCCGTCACCGCGTCATCAACCTGCACCGCATCCGCCGCGACCTCGACCGAGGCAAAACCATCTTCTGCGCGGGGGATTACGCCGATGAATGAGGCCATCGACCATGAGCGCCTACAACCGGCTTCCCCACGTTCCGGACTGCACCTGCTCTGTCTGCTGGTCCCGTCGCGAAATGGCGAAACCCGTTCGCTCCCGGTCCACACCATGCGCCCTATGCCGCCCCGCGTATGCGCGGCCGACTCGCACGCTGCAAATGGGCCGCGTCGCTGGGATCTGGAAGCCTCTGCTTTCGGAATGGAAGGTGGAACCGGCCTTTATCTGCGAGAAGCACACGCCACCCGCACGACCGCCGAAGTACTGGAGCGTTATCTACGACTCGGGCAAGCCAACGCCCTTCGTTCCGATTTACGAACCGTTCGAGCTGGTGGGGTGACCCAAAGCGCCTCCACCGAAGCCGAACAGGTCCAGGGCCGCGCTCCCGGCTCGTCGGATCACGCTTCATCGATCCGGCGAACGGAAGCACGGGCGCAGCGCACCCTTGACCCTGCACGAACAGAAACAGCCTCCGCTCGGGAGGGCGGGGAACGCTTTACTCCCCGCGCTCCTGAGCCCTCGGCGGCGAGAGTGGGATGACAAGGGCAAAGCCCTTGGTGTTAACCAACCAGAGAACACGCACAACGCGACCTTTTAACCGGTAGGCCAAGTAACAGATCACCTCGGCGAACTTGCGAGTTCACCGGTTCGGGATCGCTCGGCCTACAGAAAGCAAAGCCGCGCAATAAAGCGCAACCAGAGAGAGGAAACACAAATGGCACGTTCGATCATGGAAGTTGCATTTCTCAGCGCCGAGAGAGTCGAGTTCGACAACGTGAAGCTGGTGAAGCTGTTTGTCGGTGACGAGCCGGACGGCAAGCGTGACCTGGGCATTTCCATCCTGTCGATGAATGTGGCCGAAGAAGCCCTGGACGAAGTGTGGGCCGCCTGCGAAGGCCTCGATGTGCTGGAGCCGATCCGCGTCACCACTGAAATCGAGCGCGGCTCCAAGAACACCGGCAAGTTCATCGTCCTGCACGTCGAGCCGGTGAAAGCCGCCGCCGCTCAAGCCGCCAAGCCGACCCAGCCGGCTGCCCACCAGACCGCTAAGCCTTCCGGCACCCAGCCGGAGCCGACCAAAGCCAACTAAGGGGAGGAGCGGCCATGTTGATCAGTGACCGAGTGATCTGCGACTGCTGCGGCAATGACATGGGCAAGCTCATGGCGCTGCCTGCGCCGCAAAGCGATCTGCTGCCGGACCTCAACCTGCCGCCCCATTTCGCCATCTGCCCGGACTGCGAACCTTTGGAAGACAAAGCCGAACTCTCTGAGATCGGCAAATGAATTTTATTGCCTGCGACGGTGTTTGGCTTCACGGCGGTTCGGGCTTGCCTGAGTGCAACGGAGTCCTTCACAGCGTGGCGGGTAATGAAATGCGGGGCCTATCCGGTGCCGCTTTGAACTGGGAACAGGTTTCTGAACTGCAAGGCGAAGTGATGGTGTTGTTCGCCATTGTTTTCGGTTTCCTCGTCCTGAAAAAACTCCTGTGATACGAGGTCACGTTATGAATAAGCATTTCATTAAGAAGGTTGGCATTGGTGTTGCCGTTGCTATGTCCGCTGCTGCCGGTTCTGTTTTCGCTGCGGTGCCTGCTGAAGTAACTGAGGCTCTGGGTGACGCGAAAACTGACGGCCTGGCCGTTGCCGGTCTGGTACTGGGCGTAATCATCGCGATTGCTGCTTTCAAGTACATCCGTCGCGCGCTGTAACTGAGCGCTGCACTTGTGCAAGTGCCGTAGCAATGGACCCCGCTTCGGCGGGGTTTTCTTTTCCGGAATACCGCCCATGAACTACGAACTGTATGTGCTGATAGTCACCACGCTGGCGTTTTACCTTGTGTTTTTTGGGCGGGTGTAGAGATGAAAGGGATTCTTCGAGTCGCCTTGTTGATTGCTTGCGCTTGGGGACATGCGGCCTGGGCTGAAGATTATTACTGGCGCTATAACTCGCAGAATTATCCGTCTGCTGATGCTGCGTGTCAGGCGCACCTTGACGTAATGAAGGCGATGAACAGCGCATATGTTGATTTTAGAGTTGAGCTAACCAGTCCTTCCAGTGGTAAGTGTGTGCTTCTTAACAAGAACGGTGCGTCACTTGGCTCTGCCAATATTGGCAGGCAAGGCGATGGATGTACTGATGGCACTTACGACAACACTATAAATGGGTGTGTCCCGAATCCTGAGCCGAACCCTTGTGAGTCGACTGTTGGCTCCATCATCAATCACGAGCATAAGTTGAAAGATTCCGTTCATGGTTCTGATCGTGTTGAGCCGCCCGGATCGGTCTGCGCTAATTCCTGTACTTATACCTTTCAATACATTGTTAACAACATTTACGTTTACTCCAGCGGTACGCCCTCTGGCGTGTTTGGCTCTTATCAATATCGGGGTAACGGCTTTGAGTGTTCCAGCGATGATTACAACGCCCCTGGCAATCCGGGCGGCACTACCAATCCTGATGACACGCCTCCACCTGACAACACTGATAAGTGTCCTGAGGGATATACCTACAACGGCACCTTTTGCTCTCCGGACAAACCAACCGATCCGACCGACCCTACTGATCCGACCGACCCAGAAGAACCTACTGATCCAACCGAACCCGGTGATGGCGATGATGACGGCGAGGGCGATGGTAGCGGGGGCGGCGGAGGTGGTGGTGACAGCGGTGGCGGTGGAAACGGCGATGGTGAAGGGGATGGAGAGGGCGGTGGCGCTGGTGGCGGTGGTAACGGCGATGGCGAAGGTGAAGGCGAAGACGAACAGCCCGAATCCAGTGTAGGCGGTGAGGCTTGTACCGCTGACCTTGCTTGTGAGGGTGATGCCGTCCAGTGCGCGATTCTTCGAAAGCAGAAAGAGCAAGTCTGCATGTGGCAATACGGCTCGCTCGAAAAGGCTCAGATCGAAACAACGCTTAGCGGCCCTGATTACGAACTGAAGGAAGAAACCGTTCCGGTATCCGGCCTATTCCTGGAAGCGGTCAACAAGGGCCGCTGGCTACCGCAATCCTGCCCGTCTCCTGAGCGCTTCACTGTCATGGGGCGCCAGTTCGAAATGAGCTATGAGCTGATCTGCCGCTTCGCCACGGCGTTAGGCCCGCTGCTGGTCGTCATGGCCTCCATCTTCTTTGCGGTTTACGTTGGCCGCGCCTTCAAGGGGTGATTTATGCCTGTTGCGCTTCTTCCGATACTTGCCACTTTCCTGGGCTCCATTGTTGCCGGTCTTGCATTTCGGGTTCTGGCAACGCTGGGTTTTGCGTACATGACCTATGTCGGCGTGGGGGCGCTGATCGACTCGGTGCAGAGCCAAGTTCAGGGCCTATTTTCTGCTGTTCCCCCCTCGGCGGCGGCGATCCTTGGCATGGCCAAGGTCGATATAGCGATCAACATCATGATCGCCGCCGTGACTGCTCGGCTCCTGCTCGCTGGCATGGATAAGGTCACGGGCTCTATCACTGCGCTCGCGCTCATGAACAAGGCGGGTGGCTAATGTTTGTTTTGCGCACGGGCCTGCAGGGTAATGGCAAAACCCTGAATACCATCAAGGAAGTGGATCTGCGCGCCGCCAAGATGGGCCGCATTGTCTACTACCACAATATCCGGGGCTTCAAGCCGGACCATGAAGCGCTCAAGGCCACCTGGGTAGAGTTCGAAGATCCGCAAAAATGGTTTGAGCTTCCCGAGAACGCGATGATCGTTATCGATGAGGCGCAAACCTTCTTCCGGGTTAGGCCTAACGGCTCGGCTGTTCCGAAATACGCCTCCGCGCTCGAAACCATGCGCCATAACGGTCATGAGCTGCATTGCATCACGCAAAACCCCGGCCTGCTCGACAACCACTTCCGCAAGCTGTGCAACTCGCATATTCACTACGTCCGCGGTGGCAAAGGCAAAGTAATCAAGCGCTGGGAATTTGAGAAGGTGTGTATGGCCGTCGAAACGCCCAAGCGCGACTTCTCCAATGATGGTGAGGCGACGAGGATCGTGCTCGACCCGAAATATTTCGGTGTCTATGAGTCCGTCAAGGAAGGCGCGTCCCACCATATGAAGTTCAAGCCCCCTCGGGCCTTGTTCGTCTTCGGAGCCTGCATTCTGTTCATTGGCTACGTGGGCTATGGCGTCTATGAGCGTCGGATCGCGCAGCCAGAAGAACCGGTACAGACTTCCTCGCAAGCGTCATTGGGTGCTGAGCTTGGCCAGCCTCTCGCGCCGGACAACAGAGCTAGCCGTGCTTCTCCCGTGCTCACGGCGGAACAGTACGTCGAAATGCGGGTGCCGCGATTGCCCGATGTACCCAGCTCGGCGCCCATGTACGACGAGCTAACCCGTCCGGTGGCCTATCCCAAGCTGTCGTGTGTGTCCTCGGCGGATTCGGAGTTTGTAAACCGCAACCGCAACCGGTTCGCGGTGGGCATCCGTGATGGGTCTATTCAGGGCTGCCGCTGCAATACCCAGCAAGGCACAAGGGCAGTCGTCTCATTCGATGCCTGCATGTCCTACGTCATCGATGGCGCATTCGATCCTGCCAAGCCGGATCGCGATGCCTATGCCGCGACCAATTCCAGCATTCAGCCCTATCCGAGCCAGCCTGTTTCGCCTGCCAAGGCGGAGTACGTCCCTCGGCCTATTACGTCCGTTGGTGGCAGCAAACCGGGGCACCTGTGGTGATGGCTTGGCGACCCGGCGCCGTGTGCGGTTTGCCGAGGTACGAGGCAGCGCGCGCGCGGCGCCGGGTCGCTGACGTCCCTGTAACACGTCAGATAAACCCGAGTGAGCAACCAGAGTAATCCAGAGTAAAGGGGAAAACGGAATGGCGAATAAGGACTTCAAACGAATCGATATCCTGACTGGCTTGGAGGATTGTCACAGCCGACTGTTTGTTGATTCGGGTACCGCTCGGATAGTCGATCTATCTAGCGTTCGGCTACTCCGTTGTGGTGTCGATACGGTTCGTCAGCTCTATCGTGGATTGATCCGCCCGGAAATCATGGCGCTGTTTGAGAAACCGGGCGCGATGGTCGAGTTCGCCGGGGAGTTCTGGCACTCCGGTCGGGTAGGGCGGGACTCTGGCTATCAGTACAAGCTCCAGAACGCCGACCTCGGCTTCATCCTGCTTATCAAGAATTTCAACGCCAAGCTGGAAAACATCGGGCCTCATCTGAAGATCGAAGTGTCACCGCACGCCATCGACGCGCTATCTCCGGAGCGGCTGCAAGAGCGTATGGACTACTACGCCGCAGCCGTGATGACGCACCGCGAACGCAACCAATGCGCCGTTCACCTCGCACTGGATCTGCAAGGTTGGAAACCTCCGGCGGATCTGGTGGCGCGTCTGCATTGCCGAGCTCGGACGCACCGGGATATCTCGGGCATCAACGAAATTCTTTGGGCAACCAAGTCGAGCGTTTACGGACGGGGCGAAACGTCCATGTTCGGTTCGGCAAGTGGCGTCCAGCTCTGTATCTACAACAAGACCGAGCAGGCTCGTGCGACCGATAAGCTCGATTTTTGGGAAAGTGTCTGGCGTCGTCGTGATTCATTCGATGCAACCGATCCAGATAACTACGATCCTGAAGCCGATGTGTGGCGTGTAGAGCTTCGCTATCACCATTCGGTCATCCAGCAGTTCGCCAGCGGATCTATTGACGCGAAGTCTGGTAAAGCTATCGAGACGGACTCATTTGCAGCCTTCGCCGGCCATCTGGATGGTCTCTGGCGCTACGGTCTTGGCCAGTTCAAATTGCTCGCGCGTCCTGGCTACTTCGAGCCGATCTGGACCCTCATGCGTGACGACATACGGGTCGATGTGCCGGTCGATTCCCTGGTGGATGAAACCGAGTACAAGCGCTACTACAAAACCTCGCGGGGCTTCTCGGGCAAGAACGTCGAACTGTTCTTGGGAAACTTCGTAAGCCTGCTGGCACGGGAGCGAGTAGGCGCTAAGCAAGCCTTTGACCGTCTGCGAGAGTGGGAATGCTGGCCTGTCATTCGCGACCATTACGCCTCGAAGGATATGAGCGAGCGCGATCTGTACAAGCACATCAAGAACCTGCTGCAAGAGCGTCATGTTCGGTGGGGGCGTGCCGTATGACGGCAAGGAAGGACGGAAAGACCTGGACTGCTGACTTCTATGAGAATGGAAGAGCAGGGCGGAGAATCCGAAAGAAAGGCTTTCTGACAAAAGCGGCTGCGCAACGCTATGAAACCGAGTTCTTCAACAGTCTGAAAGAAACCGGGCGCCCGTTGGATGATCGGCTATCGGATCTGATCAAGCTCTGGCACCAGCTGCACGGTTGTACGCTCAAGGACGAGAAGACCCGCTTGGCTAGAACCTTGGCGATCGCAGAACGGCTGGGCGATCCTCTCGCCACTGCATTCGACGCGTTGGCTTGGGCGCGCTATCGCCAGCAGCGCTTGAAGGTCGCTTCGCCGCATACGGTTAACCATGAACAGCGCTACCTGTCGGCAGTGTTTTCGGAGCTGCTACGGCTTGGCGCGTGGGTAGGTAAAAATCCACTCGGCAGCATCCGCCAGATCAAGACGGACCAAGTAGAGCTGACATTCCTCTCCTTGCCGGAGATCCGCCAGCTACTCGAAGAGTGCAAGCGCTCGACCAATAACCACACCTATCCCGTTGCGCTACTTTGTTTGGCCACGGGTGCTCGATGGGATGAGGCCGAAACGCTCGCGCGATCCGCGATCTACGGTGGTAAGGCGCACTTTCACCGGACCAAGAACCGTCAGTCCAGATCGGTGCCGATACCGAAGGACGTTGAAGAGTTGGCATTGAAGCTGGGCATGCCGGGAAACGGTCGGCTGTTCATGTCTTGCCGCTCCGCATTTCGAAGCGCCTACAAGCGATGCGGGTTCAACACGCCAGGGCAGATGACCCATATCCTGCGACACACCTTCGCCAGCCATTACATGATGGCCGGTGGCGACATTCTCAGCCTGCAGCGAATCCTGGGGCATTCGTCGATCACGATGACGATGCGTTACGCACATTTGTCGCCGGATCACCTCGAGTCAGCGCTACGGCTTTCGCCGCTGGCTCAAAGTAGGCACTTCGAAGCAACGCAAGCTGCTTGCCCGTAG